AGCGCCATATTGGCCCTCTTTGCCTTTGCAGCTCAGCACGATGCCGGGAACATCCTGCGCGCTGCTGGTTTGATAGTTCCAGACGTTGATCGATTTGTGGCTGGCAGCATCGTCCGCCATCGCCATTAGGTGAGTGCAAAGCTCATGGACAGCAGACACAGGGATTTTGAGCTGCATATACTTGCCCTCCCCGTATTGGCTATCTCCAACGGACCAAGAACCAGGGGTGGATAGTGCGGGTGAAAAATCAGACATAAATCAGTTGAGGGGTGTAATCCCGTGAGTGAGTTCGTAGGCCAACAGATCCGCTAACGGGTAACGGATGCTGCCCTGCCGTCCGGGGCCTCGCGGCAGGTCTTTGGCGTCAACTTTGACCCATTTAGGGCCAACGCCTTGGGCGCGCCAGCGCCGCAGGGTAGACAGGTCTTTGCTCCAGCGCTTGGCCAGTTGGCGATCGGTTAGCGCTGCACTCAATGGGGTGGGTTCAGTCATACGGCTGCCGGTTTCCTTTGGTTGAGGATCTTGATCAGCTCAGCTCGCTGCAGCGTGTTGAGTTCTTTGTGAGCGCGCACATAGGCTTCAGCCGTAGGGATTTCCTCCACTGGCACCTCTTTGGCATACTTCATCGCTTTAGCCATTACCCCGGTTTCGTATTTTTCAACAACAGCGTTTAGTGCTGCAGAGTTGGGGTGTTTGCGCTTTGCGTTGGGCGCTGACATAGGGGCAGAGCCTTCGACGTTGGTTTGGTCTTTGTCGTAAAGGGCCAGGCCGAACTGATTGCCAAAGGTCATCAGCGCACGCTTTCGCGCGTCTGTCTCGGCTTCCTTCAGCGCCGACTCCATCGCGGTGCCGTGGTCAAAGTCGCGGCCATGACCAGCCCCATACCCTTGGCGCACAATGTCACCGACCCTGATGGTCACAGTGGCTGAGAACGTGATGGTGTGACGGTTTTTGTCGTCTATGTAATCCAGAAGTTTGTCTAGCGCTGTGGTTTCACTGCTCCAGCCGTCAAAGCCAAAGATCCGGTTAGCCTCGACGATTGCGTGCCAGCCCTCGATGTAGGAGAGGGAACGACCGCCGCCACCTTTGCGGCTTTTGACATTGGCCCTTTGCAGGGGGGCAGCTAGGAGCTGCTTTTGCTCGTCGTTAAACATCAGTATTCAAAAGCCCAGGAGGGCAGTGAGAGGGTTTGCAGTTCCGGGGTATATCCCGGCCAGTCGCCGCTAAGCTCGCAATCCGCAACGATGCGGAGAGCACGGCGCCGGATGTTTTCGCCTTCGATTAGTGCGGCCTGATCAAGTTCCACGACGGAGATCAGAAACGGGGGCTCACGTTCCACGACGATGAACACAAACCGATCCGCCTGGGCGAGCTCCAGATAGTGCGCGCTTTGCATGTGGTACTTAAAGGAGGCAACTTGCTTAGCAAACTCTTTCGGGCTTGCCTTGCCAGCGCCCACCGTCTTTAGGTCCACAATCGTGCCGTTTGGCTGGATCCAATCAAGGCGGCCCTTGATCGCTAGCCCTGTTTCCTCGTCTTCCGAGAAAATCGAAACCTCAGGCTCACCAGATGACAGGAAAGAAGCTGCCAGCGGGTTCTGAGCTAGGGCCAGGCGGAACCCCATGGCCTTGTTCCATTGGGCTTGAGTGATGGCAATCTGCCCGGCTGCTTCAATCTCCCTGGCCTGCTCTTTGCCGGCCTTGGTGTTGCGTGGGCCGCAGACGGCATAGGTCTGCTCAAACGTGTCCGGCTCTAGGCCGCTGGAGTGCAGCAGCTTGCCCTCGAACATTGCGGGCGTTTCTGGTTGGCGGATGCCGCGCCGCATGGCCTCAAGGCGCTGGGGGCAGTCCATGGCCACCTTGAGCTCGCTCTGGCTTATGCCTGGGCGCTTGCGGTAGGCGTCATCTTCGAGGCCGTAAAGGATGGAGAAAACAGAATCCATCACACCCCCGTCTTGGCGTAGAAGGGCGAGCCGGGGCCATAGGTGGCTTTTAGCTCGGGCCAGGTGCGCAGGATCTTGCCCACGTTGTCGGGGTCAGCCTTGAGTCCTGCAGTGGCTAGGGCACGCATGAAGGAGCCGCCATGGACCTGTGCGGCCTTGAACGTGTGGAGGACTTCCGATTGGGACAGCATTGTTTCCATAAAATCTGTGGGGTGGCGTTGGGTGCTGAGGGGGCGACCGCGCTGCCCGCCTATTTGGCGAGCTGGTTGCAAGCGGCCTGGATGCCGGCCTGGCAGTCGTTGTGGGTCATCTGCTGCAGGCTGGAGTTCACAGCCAGGAAGCAGGCGCCGCCAAAGGCGAGCATTGAGCAGAAGAACAGCAGCAGGGATTGCCTGGTGGCTGTTTGTGATTGAGCGCGAGTCATGAGGGGGTTCGCTGTCCCCTAATTATGCGCGGGGTTTGCCTGCTGTATGCTCAACAGGTGCCGGAGCGGCAGGCGGCACAGCGTCAGGCTGTGGCCCACCTCCTAGCAGTGGTAGGGCTGACCCCATATCGGGCCCCGATGGCCCTCCAAGTCATGCCAGAGTGTCGGGCGCGGCGGACCTTGGCGCCCTTGCTCTCAGTCAAGTTCCACAGAACAATCAGAGGCAGGAGAATCAAGGCCAGCGCCCATGCCATGGCGCAAGTCATCGTTTTCTGAGTGGTATTTGAGGTGCGCCGCCTCTATGGCCGTCATCAGCCCCAGCAGTGCCACCAGGGTGACCAGAGCGGTGCGCATGGGCGGCTAGCAAATGGGTGCCCCGTGATCGCTGCTCAGGGGCCAGGCAGGAGCGCATCTTGTCTGCGTCGGAGAATCGGGGCCGTGCATCCCGCTTGTGGCTGGAGAAATACTACCACAGGTGCGCGGTGTGTGCGCGCTAGAAAGTCACATCTAGTAACGCGGCAAATAACACTTGGCGCATGTGGGTCAGCTGCTCCTGCTCCCCTGGGTCACCGCCGGCCCACCGCTGCTGCTTCTCTGTCACGGCCTCCAGTAGCACCCTGATCTCACCAGCACCCAGCACGAACTCAACCAGCCGGGGCTCAGCTTCCATCAGCCCGTCAGCTCTTCGATTTCTTCCGGCTGCAGGTGCTCAAAGGCCAGCATCCCCAGCAGCGCGTTCATCCATTCCCCGGCCTGCACCGCCTCCTGTAACAGAGGCCGGCCTCGCATCTTGTCGCCGCTTTTGTAAGCCGCCATTGCTGCATCAAACAGCGCGTTATAGCGGCCGCGGTGTTGTTCGATTTCGTCCAGGAGTTTTTCCATTTCAGATAATGGTTTTGGTTTTTTCCTGTGGTTCTGCGGGTGCCTTTCCGGGCCGTTCATAGCCCCAAGACACCAGCCAGTCGCGCAAGGCTTCACCCGTTGGCGTTTTAACAGGCCAACGCACGATCTTCAAAATTTGGGTGAAGTTATCCCCCATCACTATGCGCGCGCTGTGCGGTTGCCAAATGATCCAGGTAGGGCTTGGGCCGTCTTTGTTCCTTTGGCGCTCAATGGATAACCCAGGGCATCGAAAGATCGGGGAAGGCTTGCCGGTCATGCTTTCTGAATGTCCGGCCAGTATTCTCGCAGCTCCCAGATGGTGCGAACGAGGAATTTGCCTCCCTTTCCTTTTGTCACAGGATTCGTCCAGCTCTTGTGAAGAAATATCCAAACGTATAGATCAAGGTTTCGATGGCGGGAGCTGAGCCGCTCGTCTTCAATTTGCGCGATGCCCGGATGATCTAAAACCTCGCGCCATGTTTTAGGTAGCGGGTAAATCATTGGCCGGGAGTGTTTCTCTCATTTTGAAAGAACACGCCCAACCAAGCCACGCGGTGCCCGCTGCTCCATGCCTAGCCACGCCCGACCAGGCCAAGCCGTGCCTCGCCTGCTGTTCCGTGCCCGTTGCCGCCTAGCCCGCCCTCGCCTTGCCGTGCCTGCTCATCCTCGCCTCATCATTCCGCCCACACCTCGCGACACCTCGCCTGCCTATCCAGTCCAGTCCAATCCTCGCCGCGCCTTGCCATGCCATGCCACGCCATGCCTGCCTTAACAGTCCCTACCGCGCCTCGCCACCCCTGGCCGGGACTTACCACGCCTGCCTTTCCCTGCTTTTCCAGTCCGCGCCTCGCCTCGCCCAGCCTCGCGTCGCCTCGCCTGCTTTTCCTCGCCGGTCCTTGCCAGTCCTTGCCTTGCCTGCTAATCCTTGCCGATCCTTACCGATCCGTGCCGAGCCAAGCGCTGCCTTGCCTGCCATAACCGTCCCGGCCACGCCGTGCCGATCCCCGACGTACCACGCCTGCTGTTCCCTGCCGAGCCTCGCCATGCCTTGCCTGACCTTGCCTGCTGATCCTTGCGCCTCCCTGCCGACCTTGCCATGCCAGACCCTGCCTGCTGTTCCATGCCCAGCCTGTCCGCGCCTTTCCAAGCCGTGCGATGCCTGGCCTGCTTTTCCTCGCCGAGCCGCACCTTGCCTTGCCCAGCCTCGCCGTGCCTGCCTTGCCGTGCCTAAAAAATCAAAGCAGGTCGCTTGCGCGCTTGATGTGCTCTTGAGCGTTTTGGACCACCCGCACCTTGGTTAAAGATGCTTCGCTGCCGTGGTTAATCAGCAGTTCCTCCAGCTCCTGGAGCGCTTTGGATGCGCCCTCAACTCTCGCCCGTGCCGCACGCCAGGCAGACTCAGCCATTGAGAAGTTCTGAGCAACTGCCCGCCCTGCCTCGTACTGGCTTTCAGTCTCCTGCGTTTTGACGTGAACGAAAGCCGGCTCACTGTTGCCGGCATCCTCGTAAGTGACCTTCACCGACCAGATCAAGTTGTTGGCTTGATGTTTGCGGTGTTCGTTCGCTGCTTCCGCATCGTCCCAGGTAAAGCAGGGGTGCAAAACCGCACCCTCTGGCTGGGACTCATTGACAACCCTCTGGGGCGTAAGTTGCCCCGAGGATTGTTTAATGCGGTCGAGTTCCTCACCAACGGCCTGCGCTTGCAGACCGCCTTTTACTCGCGCGTTTTCTCTCCAGCTGAATTGCTTGCTCATGGTTGGATTACTTGATGATGAATAGACCGTTGCCGATGCCGGCGCTTTGTTTGGAGTCGGGGCGACCCTCTCCAATGCCGACCTGGAGGCCGACACGCGCGATCAGGTTCACGATGTCTTCCTCCTGAAGCATCCCGGCGTCGTAGCGGATACGCAGCGTGGCTTCCCAAGGGAAATAGGTGGGCCGCGGCCGTAGGTCAATCACGCCGGTTGCATTGCGGCAAGGGCTGATCACCATTTCGGGCTCACCCTTTGTGAGCTTCACTAGCGGCGTTTTGTCGTCACGATCCCAGCCGTCAGCCTCAACAAAGATGGCCAGCTTTGCCTTAGTCATCACAAAGCCAGCAGCACGGCAAGCGCTGATTGCGGCATTTCGGAAGCTAGCCGCGTGGATGCCGTCCCATTCTTCGATCAGGTTGCCGTCATCGTCGAAGGTTTGGCCAATGTGGCGGGCACCGTTGAACAGTGCCTCGAAATCTTTGGCTTCGCGTGTTTTCTTCGATTTGGCAGCGCCCCCAGCTTCCTGGGTTGCTTTCATGACGGCCTGAGCCTTGGCTGAAAATTTGTTGATCACTAGCGGGGCTGTGCCCTGCAGTGTCAGATCGATGCGCCGGAAATCAGGCGCGCTGATGGTGAGAACCTTGCTTGCAGTTGCTTGCATTTGATTGAGGGGGGGTTGTGTTGTGTGTATTGCCGGGGGATGGATCGCGCCACAGTCGCGCCCTGCTTTCCCCTAAAGGTCTTTTATGGCTTTCAGCTGTGACACACCGCCCGGAGTGTCAAAGCATCAGGCTCCCCGGCAGATGGTCAGAGAGTGTGGAGAACGATTGCCTTAAGGGCTGTTCCCCTGAGCCATTCAGGCTCTGATGCCCCTGGGCGGAGCATCTTGAACTTGGGGTAACGGTTGCCCGTGTCCTTGGTGCCCAGGTACTGCCAACCGTGACGGACTAGGCGGGCGATTGCGTGCTCTGCTGTGATTTGCATTGGTCAGTTAGTGCCCAGGTAACGGATGACGGTTGAGCGGGAGATCTTCAGCTTTTGCGAGATCGCCAGCTTTGTCATGCCCTTGATTGCGAACAGCCTGCGGATCTCTGCGGCGGTTTCCTCGGAGATCTTGGGGGCGTAGCGTCGCGTACTGGATGGCGGCTCTACCTTGTCGGAGAACACCGGGCGAGCCTCGAAAAGCGGGTGCTCAGGGTTTGGGGTGGAAGGGAGCCAGGCGGGCAGGTTCAAGGGCCAAGAGCAGGGCCCCTAAATTTAGGGAGGGCCCCCGGAGGGGCCAAGGTGATCAGGCGTAGAGGCCAGCCAGGCTCAGGTTTTTGTTGGCGGCCTGGAGTTCTTTGACCATCTCAGCAGCTTCGGGAGTGTTGCGCTTGGAGAAGGTCTCGATCATCTTCTCGTTTTGCTTGATGACGAAAGCGATTTCAAAAGCAGTCATGATTTGAGGTCTGTGGTGAGTGGCGGGCGATCTCTCGGCCCGATGTGCTTAGTATATGCGCAACCTTTGCGCGCTGCCCGCTCGGCTTGTGCCACTTAATGCAGCTGGCCCCAGTTTCCTCTTGGCTTACGCACACGGATCTCAAAGAACCCATCAAGCTGGGGGTAGGTCTCCATCAGCTCGCGCGCTGCTAGCGCCGTGTGGTTGTTGTTCAGCTTGAGCCCTAGGTGGTCGCGGCCCCTGGTGGCCCGCTGCCAGCGCAAGACGTGAAAGAGGGCGTCAATGCTCCAGCGCTTGTGCCCCTGTCCCCGGAGGTCTTTGGCCAGCTTGGCCAGATCAGGGAGCAGCTGCGGGTCTTCGCTCTTTGCTTTCTCCCAGGACAGCTGAAGCTTGTCCTTTGGGGCCATGCTGATCTCTAGTTGCTCGCCCATCAGTAGGCGGCCGCCAGAGCGGTTGCGAGGTGGCGGAAGAAGTGGTGGAAGTCTCCGTTGCGGAAGTCGAGCTGTTGTAGGATGCCGGTGATTTGCTGGCGCTCTTGGCCGTTGGTGCTCAGGATGCGCTCGATAACCACGTCGGTGGTAATGATGTGGCTATCGCCGGTGGTGGGGCTGGTGACCTCGTAGGTCTGAATCTCGAAATCTTTCTCAGCGAAGAAGGTGGAGAGGTTCATGGGGGGGCGGTTGCTGTTGAACTAATTATGCGCGATTTCTGCGCGCTACTTGCTCACAATGTGCCACCACCCCAGGCGGCCTAATAGCTGGCCTCCAAAAACGCAGCCTTTGCCCGCTGTTCAACCTTGCGCCGCAGGTGCGGCAACTTGTCGTAAACGAGGTGCATGGATGAAACGATGCAGCAGATCGGCCCTACACCAAAATCTTCAACGCAGACCCTGATGGCGCCGTCTTCCAGCGTTTGCATCGTCTCAGTCATTCCAGCCTGGCGGATCTTCGGACCCTAGCCGCCGTAGGCCAGCACGCTCTCAACAATCACAAAAGCCCCAGGCCGCTCAAGCGGTCGGCAATATCTGCGGATGGCGTGGATGTCCACCACTTGGCAATCATCCTTGTAGGCCACACCCGAAAGGGCATCGCAAAGCGAGCGAAGAATTTTGTCAAGATCATTCTTGCGCTTGATGTAATACCGCGGCGCGTCTTGCTTTAACTCGCCACCTGCGGTGTAATCCGCCAGCGGTCGGCGAAACCGGAACTCAACGGCAAGGCGCACGGGCCCCTGGATCATCGATGAGCACGAGGCTTGCGCTTCTTTCCTCACCGCTTCGCGCCAGGGTTTCACCCGCTTGCAACTTTCCCGCAGGTTCCCATATTTGCCCAGAACCTTGCTCCCTTGTGGGGCGGGTTCTATGCCTTCCACAAGGATCGCGTAGCGCATTTTTCGGGAATGGGTGGCGGGCTTGCTCAAGGCCCGCCGGACGTGTCCCGGCTTATCTCTCAAACCGGAGCAGCCAAAATTTAAGCCATGGGATTTATTCCGCAAGGCATGCCGTTTACGGCACTGCCCAACGCCCTACGGGGCAAACTCCAACCGAACCAGCTGGCGGTCCTTTGGGTGATCCAAAGCTACGCCGGCGCCAACCTTGAAAGCTGGCCCAGCCTGCAGACGATCGCGGACGGCGCTTGCGTCAGTGTGCGCACCGCGCGCTCAGTGATCGGCCAGCTGATTTCCCTGGGTTTCTTGCAGCGGTCCTATCGCATCGACGAACAGGGCAGCCAAAGCTCCAGCCTCTATCGCGTCAACATTGCCCACCTGGCAAACCAGCCCGATTTGGGCGACCTACCCCCCGGCACCATTTGCCGCCCCCCCGGCAGCAGCTGCCTCCCCCCCCGGCAGGATATGCCGGCCCCCCCGGCAGGATTTGCCGCCTATATAGATACAAATGAAATAAATACATTGAACAAAGAAATAACTGTTGGATCCAAAGCCAAGCGCAGGAAAACCAGGGATTACAGCGCCGAGTTCCTCGGCTTTTGGATCAGCTATCAAAAAATTCCAAAACGTGCCTCTGGTCAGTCCAAGCCCAAAGCCTGGGCAGAGTGGCAGAAGCTCCCCAAGGCCACCCAGCAGGCCCTTGAGCGTGCCCTTCGCCTTGCCGTAAAGGAACAGGCCGCAACGGAGCTTAAGGGCGGCTTTGCTGCCGCGTTCCCTGATTGCTTCCGCTGGCTACGGGATGGCCGCTTTGAGGCCCACCTGGAAACTGCCACAAGCCCTGCAGCCTGCCCGGTAAATGCGCGGCATCCTCTGCCCACGGGCGCAGACCCGTTCTAAATCGCCACCGCTCAATGGCTTTACACAAGCGCTCTGCCTCAAGCAGATCCAACGATTTTCTGGCCCCCCGCGTCCAGTGCTTTGCCTGTTACGACACAGGCATCGTCAGCAACTCTGACGGCCTCGTTTGGAACTATGTCCCGGACTACGACATCGACCTCAACACCGGCAAGCGATGCGGCGGCCTAGACCTTGCCATCGTCTGCCACTGCACCGCGGCTTACGAATCGCAGGACTACCAAACCAACGTCACCCGCAGCGGCTACCGCACATCAGACGCTGTTAAATCCGTTGAAACCAACGGCTACAACCAACAGCTGGGCATCTTGATCAGCAAAGAGCACACGCGCGAAATTCACCGCGCCCGTCGCATGTCCTGGGAGATCTCTTGCCGCGATATGGAGGCGATTAGAAAAAATGCTGCAGCCGGCGAAAAACCCGCCCTCCCGGCATACATTGAAAATGTGCGCGCCCAACTGATGGACGCAAAAAATCTCCTGCCCGCCGTTTGACTAGATGAACCTGATCACAGTTCGGCAGCGTCCCGTGGTGGATCGCCTGCTGCAGCTCTGCGACGAAACTGGCGCAGTCATGGCCGCTGTCCAAGACAACAGCATTGACGAACGCGTAAGAATCCCTGAAACAGCCCTAACAAAGCTGCGCGTCTTAAAAAAAGAAATCAGCCACGTTTTAGAAAATGCCTAAAAGACAAACCTGGAAACCAGCCGACACGTTTACGGTCACAAAGCTGCCGAGCCGTGGCCCAAAGCCCGGCCAATCAGTTGACTCCTACTTGCGCGGCAAAAAACGGCAGCACAACGATTTCGTGCGCCAGGCTGCAAAGACTGGCTTTGTGATGACCCGCAACGACGGCAAAAAGCTCATTGACGGCACCGATTACTCCTGACCATGCCCCGCGTTTCCCTCACTCTCGAAGATCACCAGATCGCCGCACTCGATGAACTAGCGGAGCAGCAAAACTGCACACGATCTGACATCTTGCGCTCTTGCCTCGCCAGTGATGGCAAGCTCACGCCGCAAAAGTTCAACCGCGCAGCCGCAGCCGTTCAACACGCTTTCGGCGGTTTCCTCTCACGCGATCAGGCCACTCACATCACAGCAGTGGCCCTAAACTCGCTTCATCAGAGCTAGCGGCTCGCGCTAACCTCAGCCCATGGGGCACAAGTCAACTAACGCCGAGATTGAGCAGCGCGTAAAGGCTGTTTATGGGCTCTTGGTGAAGTCCTACAGCCGGTTTCAGATTTTGCAATACGCGTCCGAACAGTGGGATGTGAGCGAGAGAACTGCCGATATTTACATTCAGCGAGCCCGCCAGTTAATTCAACAAGACTCAGAGATTGAGCGCCCCCAATGGCTGGCCGCGGCGATTGCTCGGCTTGTTGAATATGAAAAGCGCGCCGGATCAGACGACCGCCAACTGCTCACCGCCATCAAGGCGCTAGAGACTCAGGCCAAGCTTTTGCGCTTTGACATGTCCTGATGTCCCTGCTTTCTGGGATCTGCGAGGAAGGCCGTTTGCTCGCGTTTGCTGAGCCTGCCGATCAACAAAGCACCGCCGAACTGCTGCAAAGAATCCGCGACGATCTACATCCAGGCCAACGGGCTTTCGTCGATGATCAGAGCACAGAAATCATTGGCGTCTCCGCTGGTTACGGCGCCGGCAAAACACGCGCGCTCTGTGCCAAGGCTGTATTCATGGCCGCGGCCAACCAAGGATTCACGGGCTGCGTCATGGAGCCCACAGGCCCGCTGATCCGCGACATTTGGACCACGGACTTTGACAACTTCCTGGAGGAATACGGCATCCCTTACACCTTCAGGGCTTCACCGTTGCCCGAGTATGTGCTGCACCTAGAGCAAGACACAAAGCTGCTTTGCCGCAGTTTTGAAAATTGGCAGCGCATTATCGGGTCCAATTTTTCCCATGTGCTCGCTGATGAAGTAGACGTGGTTTCCCCAGGCATTACGGCAAAAGCATTCCCCAAAATCCTTGGCCGCTTGCGTGCTGGCAATGTCCGCCAATTCGCAGCAGTGTCTACGCCTGAAGGTTTCCGCTGGATGTGGAACACCTTTGGTTCAGAGGAAGCGCAAAAACGAACTGATCGCAAACTCATTAGGATGCGCACGGCAGATAACCCGTATCTGCCCCAAGACTTCATCGAGCGGCTGCAGGCCAACTACGACCCCTCCCTCTTGCAGGCATACCTCGAGGGGCAATTCTGCAACCTAACGACCGGCCAGGTTTACGACCGCTTCAGCAGAGAGAAGCACGTAACCACAGCCACCCCGAACATCAGCGCCGAACCCCTACGCGTGGGCGTTGACTTCAACATTGGCAACATGTCAGCCGCAATCGCTGTCCGTCTTGGGAACTCACTTCACCTGATCGACGAGATCAGCGGAGCCCATGACACCGATGCCTTGGCCCAAGAGATCCGCCAGCGATACCCAGACCATCGCGTTTTTGTTTACCCTGACGCATCAGGCGGAGCACGATCTACTAATGCCAGCCGAACCGACATCCAGATTTTGGAGTCCTACGGCTTTTCCAATCAGTCATCAGCCAGCAATCCACCCGTTCGAGATCGCGTGGCAGCTGTGCAGGCGCTTTTGGAAAATGGCAAAGGTGAGGTGCGGTTTCAGGTAGCTGCGAGCTGTAAACGCTCTATTGAATGTCTGGAGCTTCAGAGCTACAACGAACGCGGCGAGCCTGACAAAGATGCGGGCTACGACCATATGAACGACGCCCTGGGTTATTTGATCTGGCGCGAGTTCAACCCCTTGCACGCCCGTGCAGGTCGAGGCACTGGCATCCGCCTCTATTAAACTTCAGCTATCGGACGGGGTAAGGCGTTGTACTCAGGATTCACCAGCGGCCGAAAGAGAGTTGGCACTGCCACGAAGGTTAACGATCCCAACACCGCGTGGGTGAACATGGAGCCCCATTGGCTCTTGATTGAGACACTATTGCAGGGCACCTATGGGATAAGAAAGAAGCACCGAAAATATCTACCGCAAGAGCCAAGAGAGCTAGACGAGGCTTATGACAACCGGCTGATTCGTTCTGTTCTTGCGCCGTTCTATGTGCGGCTTGAGCGGATGTTGGCTGGCATGTTGACACGCAAGCCCGTGCGGCTTAATGACGTGTCCGACATGATCCGGGAGCAGCTGTTTGACGTTGACCTTGAAGGCAATGATCTAAACGTCTGGACTTACGAAACCGCTAGGAAGTGCATCCGATATGGTCACGTTGGCGTGTTGGTTGATGCGCCAAGGGCAGGCGAGAACGGCCGCCCTTACTGGGCAACCTATGACCCCAGAAGCATCTTGGGCTGGCGCTCTGAGATGAAAGACGGCAGGCAGGTTCTAACCCAGCTGCGGCTCAGTGAGCGCACCATTGTTCCCGATGGGCTCTACGGCGAAAAAGAGATTGAGCAGGTGCGGGTTTTGACGCCTGGCGCTTTCGAGATCCACCGCAAGAACGAGCAAGGGAACTTCGTGGTGGTCGATGAAGGCACCACCAGCCTGAGCGAAATCCCGTTTGCCGTTGCTTATTCCAACCGCGTCAACCTGCTGGAGTCGCGGCCGCCGCTAGATGACATCGCAGAGCTGAACCTGAAGCAGTACCAAGTTCAGAGTGACCTAGACAATCAGCTGCACATTTCGGCCGTCCCGATGCTCGCCTTCTATGGCTTCCCGCAGGCAGCAGAAGAGGTAAGCGCAGGGCCGGGCGAGGCCATCGCCTTTCCTAGCGAAGGCAGGGCGGAATACATCGAGCCGGGCGGCAAGAGCTATGACGCGCAGTTCCGCCGTCTTGATCAGATCGCCAGTCAGATCAACGAGCTGGGACTTGCCGCAGTGCTTGGCCAGAAGCTCGGGGCGGAGACAGCAGAAGCAAAGCGGATCGACCGCAGCCAAGGCGACTCGGCAATGATGGTTGTGGCCCAGCAAATGCAGGACATGATCGACAACTGCCTGGTCTTCCACGGGCAGTATTTACAGGACAGCCAGCCCGGTAGCAGTTATGTGAATCGTGACTTCCTTAGCGCACGCCTAGAGCCGCAGGAGATCCAAGCGCTGCTGCAGCTTTACACCGCCGGCACAATCACGCAGAAGACGCTGCTGGATCAGCTGGCAGAGGGCGAAGTGCTTGGCGATGACTTCGACGTTGAGCTTGAGCTTGACGCCACTGAATCCGGTGGTCTGCAAGAGATGGTCCCGCCAGAACCAAAGCCTGAGCCAGAAGAACTTGAGCAGGAGATGCCTGAAGCAGAAGAAACCGAGCCTGCCGATGAATGAAGCACTTTGTCTGCCGGATCTGGCACCGCATTATTAGAGGGAAGAAAGTGCAGACCCTCTATTACGTGCAGGAGGATCTGACCAGCAGGGAGTTTTTCGCTGTTGTTCGGATCTCCTGGAAGCAAGACGGCCGTGTGATTGCTGTGCAGGAATCTGTGATTGAAACGGGGTCTGCTATGGCAGATGAGCTACCGGAATTTATTGGTGACGCACTCGGCTGCGATTCCAATGACATCGCGGTCATTTGCCCGATCCCGGCCTCTACCTTTCGGCTAGAGCAGCAATGAGTAATCCAGAGGCGTTCTACCGCGAAGCGATTGACCTGAACCGCTATAGCAACCACGTAGCGCTGCAGGTCATCCGGGCTTACAACAACCTGATCATTGACGCGGCGCAGAAGTTAACGGGCACGGCCCCGCTTAGCCGAACAGAGGTTGCGCGCCTTAATACCTTGATGCTGCAGATCAAGGAAAGCCTGGCGACCTGGGCGACGGATCAAACGCGCTACCTAACGGCAGAACTGCAGGGGCTTGCCCTGCTAGAGAGTGACTTCATTTCGCAGCAGATCCGCAACGTTGTGAAGCCGGAGTTTGCGGCTGGCATCCGCAGCGTTGAGATCAGCCCGGATTTTGCTGCCGCTGTGGTCTCTCAGAATCCAACCGATTTAGGGGCGGCGATTATGCAGCCGAGCGTTGAGGCGCAGATCGCAGGCATTAGCCCTGGCATGGTCTCCCTTGATGCAAGCAAGGGCCAGAACTACGTGCTGCCAAATGGGAAAACATTGGGCTCAGCATTACGGCAGCTAAGCGCAGATTCTGCAGAAAAATTTCGCGTTGCTGTTCAGAACGCGTTGCTTACTGGCGAGCGTTTAGATGACACCGTTAAGGGTTTGCTAGGAAGCCTGAAGTTTGCGGATGACGCGAACATCTTGCAGACGATCCAAAAAGGCGGGGCACTAACGACGCTGAGCGATTCGCAGATTAGGGCGCTAGTTCGGACGGCAACGGCGCAAATCGTCTCCGGGGTTGATCGCGCTACATACGAGGCGAACGCGAACGTGATTGATGGCTACATCTACACGGCAACGCTTGATCTACGGACAACCGCGATTTGTAAATCTCTTGACGGCCGGTTTTTCGAGTTCGGCAAGGGCCCCGAACCGCCGCAGCATTTTGGTTGTCGCAGCCGGATCGTGATGGTCACGAAAACAGAAGCGGAGGGCGACCTGCCAGAGGGCATGAAGCGTGCGGCGCTTGGCGGGCTAGTTCCGGCCGGCACGGGCTACGGCAAGTGGCTTTCCGGGCTATCCAAGG